GGAAGCCTACCAAGGCAAATACGCTACTCGCATTGCCTACGTTGCCGGGTTTGATCTGCCGCCAGGGCCAATGGATTACATGCTGTATCTCAAAAATGAGGTGGCTACTTTGCGAGTTGCAAATGGTTTTCCTCAAGATTCAGAACTTCAGAACATTACTGATGAAATTGCCTCTCTAATTAATGAAACAATGTATCAACTGACTCTATCATGACCCAAAATACGACAATACAAAATACAAGTGACCTTCTGAGTTTCTTGGTCAATCAGTCTGAAATTCGCAAAGACTGGTTTGGTTTTACACAGCAGCGAATGACGGCGGTTACATTAGCGCACGAAATTGCTGCAAGTCATGCTCATCACATGACGCCGGCCCAAGTGGTGTCCTATGCCTTGGCGCTGAATAGCGAAATTTACAACAAAATCATTAAAGGATAAAACATGAGCAAATTAACTGCGGCTTTTGGTGACTCCAAATCCCTTCGCGTCAAGACCTTTATGCTGGGCGAGCATGAATTCAAAGTTCGCGTTCCGTTGTCTAAAGAACTTGATGAAATGCAGGTTCGCTTGTCTATTGTCGATAAAGACAAGGCAGAAGCACGCTACATCAAAATGTCTACGCCTTTTCTCAAGGATGACATTGCCGGCGTTGAGCGCCTTGGCGATGATGTGATTGTGGATGGCCGCTCTTTGCGGCAATTGATTCGCACTGTTTCCGAAATGGAAAACAAAATTGTCGAGTACGTCAAATTGCTGGTGCCGGCTGATGGCACCCTGGACGATTTGACATACGAAGAAATTGAGGCCGAGTGGCCGACCCAAGTTCAAATGGAATTGCTTGAAGCAATTTCTTCGGCCATTCAACCCGGGTACAAGGACGCAAGAAAAAACTAATTCAGGACATTCACCTACAAGCCAGGGCTTATGTCTTGGCGCATGGAGGATGTCCTGATGAAATCAATTCTGAGGATTTCAGGAACATTGAAATCTTGTTGAGTGATGGCTTTATTGGCAATAAGGCAATCTTGCTGGCGTTAAGTTGTTTGACTACTGGCAATCTGAATTCAAAACTCAAACAAACTTCAACGCCATATACAATAAAAGATGTGCTGCCGTCGGCGCATGAATACATTATTCCACCTCAAAGCGAGGAGGTAAAGCAAGTGCAAGTCCAAAACCAATTGCTTTCGTTCATGCTATCAAGACCTGAATCGAAAGAGCATTTGAAAGTCTGAAGTGGCCGATTACTCTCCAAACAATAGGACGATCAAGCTGGAAGGCTTCGCTGAGTTTGAGGAGCAATTGAAAGCTATGGCCCAAGGTTTTAGGGCCGACACTGTGGCTCGGCGCACCTTGGCTTTGGCGGCCAACGAAGCAATGGCTCCAGTTGAGCAGGCCGCAAAGGCAATGGCTGCTTACAACAACAACAATACCAAAAACATCCACATGCGGAACACCATTCGCACGGATTACAGAATTCCCAACGAAAAAGACCGGCAATCGAATTTTGTAAATCCAACCGATTCGGTGATTGCGGTGGTGTCGGTCAAACGCAGCGCAGTCTCTTTGGCAAATGAATTTGGCACGGCTAAAATGCCAGCACATCCATTTCTCAGGAAATCTTTGGATCAAAACGCCGAGGCGGTTCTTGGAATTCTAAAAACCAGGCTTGCAACTATCATTCCAGCGTATGCGCTGAAACTGTCCAAACGAAGGAAGAAATAATGGCATCCAATAATATTGCTCGGCTGGGTGTAGTCCTGGGGTTGGACACGGCAGAATTTACGGCATCGATTGACAAAGCAATCAATGAAAACCGCAAACTTGGCCAGGCTATCAAACGTGAAAGTAATGCCGCTGCCGGTGAAATTGTTTCCCTTAAAAATGCCACAGATGATTATGGCAAGACCTTAACCAAGGTTCAAATTATTGAGCGAGAAATCAGCACAGGAAGATTTAGGTTGGCGTCGAATGATCTCAAAATGCAATTGCTGGCTCAAGCTGCTGCTTATGATCAAGTGGCCACAAGCGCCCACAAAGCTGCTGGAGGTCTTACAGCATGGCAAAAACAAGGACTAGCTTACCAGACCACCGACTTCTTTACGCAGATCGCATCTGGCCAAAGTATCATAATTGCAGCCATCCAGCAGGGTGGTCAATTAAAAGACCAGATGGGCGGCCTGGGCAATATGTTCCGGGTTCTCACACCGTTAGTCATTTCTCCGACGGGTGCCCTGGTGGCATTTGTCGCAACCCTTGGTCTGGCAGCCACCGCAGCCGTCATGGGTCGAAAAGAGTTTGATGCGCTTAACAACTCATTGATCTTGACTGGTCAGTATTCTGGCGTCACTACAGATAGCTTTGCTCTGATGGCCAAAACCATTAGCACGACTTCCCGTGCCAGTGTGGGCGATGCCAAAGATATTTTGAATGCCCTGATTGGCTCTGGCCAATTTACCAATCAAACCTTTGACTCTGTTTCTAAAACTATTCAACAATTCTCAGAATTGAGTGGTTTGGCTGCCAAAGACGCTGCCACCAAACTAATTCCTATGCTGGATGGTTCTGCGTCCAGCGCCAAAAAGCTCAACGATCAATACAACTTTTTGACGTTAGCTCAATACAAACAAATTGAAGCATTGGCAAGACAAAATAAAATTCAAGAGTCAATTATATTGACTTCTGATTTAATGCGCGCTAGTTTTGACAAGACAAAAACAGAACTGGGTTATTTAGATGAGGCATTAGATTTTACCAAAAAGAAATGGAGCGAATTCTGGGATGCTGCCATGAATTGGGGTAAACCAGATTCTGTTCCAGATCAAATAAGAACCATTCAAGAACGCATTAATGCAATGGCAGAGAAAGGTTTGCCAAAACAACGATTATTGCTTGGTGATAAAGATGAAAATGTCAAAGCATATATTGATGAATTAAATAGTTTAGAAGAGCAAAAAGCTAAACTTATTGCCATTTTGGTTAAAGCAAATGATGAAGCCAAAAAAATAGAGGGCGAAAAGAAAAAAATTGATATTTATGCTAAAGATGGTGGTTATCAGCATGAATTAAGTTTGCAAGAAAGGTATCAGGATGCTGTTGATGCCTTAGGCTTTGAAGGTAGAAAAGCCGCCGCTGATGAACAAGAAAAATTGCAAATTGAATCTTATGAACGTCAACGCGCTTTGTTGGTTTCAATGCAAAGGGATATAGCAGGAAAAGATAAAAATTACGCAAAGTTGCGGCGAGATATATATTTCAAAGAACTAGATGTAGAAAATAAACAATATGAGCAAAAATACGAAGCATTTCTACAAAAAAGATTAAATCTAGAAATTGATGCTGCAGAAGCAGAACGCGATGCTCGCAAGAAAATTGATGATCAAGAGGCAGAAGATAAACTTCAGCGTTTGATGAATGATGTTGAGTATTATCAAAAAGATACAGAATCTAGTGCCAAAGACGCTGAAAAACTGCAAAGACAAATTGAAATGGTTGGATGGAATGAACGTCAAGTTAAGTTAACTGAATTGGAGGCTAAATACAAAGAAGATATTGCCAATAACGAAAAACAGTATGGTGGCGATCAAGCTACGCTAGAAGCATTAAATGCAATGGCGGAAGCCAAGAAACGAAACGGAGAACTGAATATCAATTTGGCTAATCAACTAAAAGATTTGAAAGAAGTCAATGATTCAGTGTGGGCAAACATGACGTCAGCTATAGACGAGTTTGTGCAAAAAGGGGAAACATCATTCAATAAGTTAGTTGAAAGCATCCTGAAAGACTTGCTCAAAATTCAATTGCGAAAACAAGCATTGGCCTTGTGGGACATGGCGACTGGCGGCAAAGGTTTGATGGGTTTGTTTTCTGCACCAGCCACGATGTCTATGAATGTTGGTTCTTTTGCAGATGGTGGAGTTCCGCCGGTTGGAGTGCCTTCAATGGTTGGCGAAAGAGGCCCTGAGTTGTTTGTTCCCAGGACGGCTGGCACAATTGTGCCAAATCACATGTTAAGCAGCAGCCAGCA